TTTCACTAATTCAAGACTTTACTACACTAAAGCGCTAAAGTACTTACCTAATCAAGTACTTTATCACACTAAAGCGCTAAAGTATTTCACTAATTCAAGACTTTACTACACTAAAGCGCTAAAGTACTTACCTAATCAAATACTTCATCACAGTAAAGTACTAAAGCACATCATGTATACATAATACATCAGTAAAACCTATTGATAATTTTAAAACCTGTGCTATAATATAATTACAAAAGGAAAGGAGATCAAAAGATGACAAAGGAAACAGCAAAAGCAATTAAGCAACTTATACCAAATCAGGACAAAGCATTAATGATGTGTTCAAGCATCAACAATGCAATTGCATTATTAAAGCTTTACAAATTATCTAATCAAGAAATTAAAACAATCATAACCGCAATGGTAATTGGATAGGAGGAAATAACATGTTAGTAGTTAACAAGAGAACTGGTCAGGTTGAAGAATTTAGCACTTTTGAACACTATGAAACTTTTGCAGAAGAATTTGAGATTAATTAAGGAGGAAAGGAAATGAAGATTTATGTAGTTGCTCATGAAAATATTGTATGTCCAAAAGAATATAGGAAAGTCGAAATTATGGAGGAAGACGTAGAGGGATATATTAAAAGATCGGTAGCTTATCAGGATATGCTTGAAACTCTGACAGATATGAGCAGTAACGGACCAGTGGAAGAAGAGTTTTCTGTGGATTATCTTTCAAAGATCTGGTTATATAGCCAAATGGAAGAATTTTATAAGGAATGTTATTACAATCTTGGAGATTTTGATTTAATAATTGAGAATTAGGGCTGAAAATTCAGGCCTTTAGGAGGTAATTAAATTATTTAGCGCAATATTATAAAAGGGGAGTTAATCCCCTTTTATTATGATATAATTTGCTTTGTTGTAACTAAACATTCCATTATTTTTCCGCCACCGTAGACGGCATAATTTCCCCCAGCATGCGTAGTACTTAAATTAGTAAACTCAAAATAAACGGTGTTAGATAATATATTTTTAAAGTAAGTTGCCAAAGCTATATTTGAATTAGTTGTATTATCTTTAAAAGTTTGAATAAAGTATCTAACTGAATCATTTTGGATAAGTTCTAAATGGTTATTATTTAAAAAATTACTATAAGGGACTTGAAGTTGTTGTGTTTGTATATTACTACCATCAATATTAAATGTGATATTAGTAGTTGAAATCACAAATATTTCAAACTTTGTATATCTTCCTATTAATGGTGTTAATACAAAAATATAATTCCCATTTGACTGAACTTTACTATTTCCACCCCCAGCATGCTGGTCGACATACTGCTTTGTAGCAACTTGCATATTCTGAGTTGGATCTTCAGCAACTAATAATGAAGAGCTAACCTTTACCGTTTCAAAACTTCCAATATTCATTTGCTTCACACCATTGCCTGCGCAGGTGTAATGAATATCTGAATCAACATTAGCTAATGTGTAGGTAACGCCGTCGGTAGAAGTTGAATCATTCGTATGAATAATACTCTGTGTCACAATACCTAAATTACCACTGTCCATTTTGGCAACCAGTCCAAAATCAACTAATTCACCTATAGAAGCAGTAGTACCAAAACGAACAGCACCAGTCAACGTACCGCCGGTTAGAGGTAAATAATTATGAATCTCCTCATAAACATCATTTTTAGCAACTGCGATCTGAGTATCAACATATGATTTCGGCGCGGCATCTCCGTTATTCGTAGGAGTTTTCACATTTTGGATTTTTGTTTCATTTCCAAACTGAAGCGTACCAATATTGTTCATTTCTACAATGTCAGTATTGGAGTTACCCGTAAGAACCAAATGTCCAGTACCTTCATTCTGATAGAGAGCATAATTCGCCGCACCGAAACGAACGGAATTATTTACTCCCATATTGATATCGCCGCTCATCGTACCACCAGTCAGTGGCAGATAATCTCCAGTAGGTTTTACCCCAGCAACAGCATTATCAACGTATTCCTTGTTTGCGGCATCCATCCCCTCCACAGGATCAGCAATCATAGAAATCTTTGCGCCGTTAACATCAATTAACGGATAACCTTCGAAGAGAAGCGTATTATTTCCAGCCACAATATGGCCGGTATCCATCACGATTTGATTCAGTCCCATAGTGAGATTGCCGGTCATGGTATCGCCAGCTTTCTTAACATAGTCATCTTCCACGGTGGTAATGTCCTGTTTAATATTAGTGATCTCAGTATTAATGTTATTGATACTCGTCTCATTTGTAGTCACACGGTTAGTAAGCGAAGCGATATCAGATGTATTTTTCGTAATATTCTTCTCTGCAGTACCCATTCTTGTCGTAAGAGCCGCAATCTGATTATTTACGTCAGTGAGTTCAGCATTAATACCAGTTACTTTACTATCCAATGTTATCTTATTTACAGCATCAAAATCATTCTGAGGATTTCCCACATTTGAAATTCTCAATGGAGAAGGCTCAAACGATAAAGGAGCGTAAAGTTTCAATCCATCTTGAAGGTTAGCAAATTTAAGGGCAACATTGCTACCAATACTCATGTTTAACATATCATTGAGATAAAGATTTCCGTATAAATGGGTATCCCTATGATCGTCGGGTTTACCAACCTGTAAACGACCCGTGTTAAGATCTCCTGATATGTCAGCGGATCCATCGACAGAAAGACCTCCATAAGAGATGGTAAGTTTACCCGACATGGTATCGCCTGCTTTTTTCACAAAGGTTTCCTTTGCTTCATCCAGAGTATCTGCGGCTTCTTTTGCGGAGTTTGCCGCATCGGTAGCGGACTGAGCCGCCTGTGAAGCAGAGTTTGCAGAAGCAACCGCACTGTTCTGGGAAGCCGTAGCAGAAGCGGCGGACTGTGAAGCAGAGTTCGCTGAAGCTTCCGCACTGTTCTGGGAAGCAGCGGCAGACTGAGCCGCCTGTGAAGCAGAGTTTGCAGAAGCATCCGCACTGTTTTTCGATTCTGTAGCAGAAGCGGCACTTTCCGATGCGCTACCGGCGGATGCGGCCGCGGACGTTGCGGATTCCTGTGCGGAGTTTGCCGCGGCTTGAGCCTGAGCTTTTGCGTTTTCTGCTTCTGTGTGGGCACGATCCGCTTCCGAGGATGCTCTGTCTGCCTGATTCTGAGCTTCTACAGCAGAAGCGGCGGCGGCGTCGGCTTCACTTTTTGCTCGATCTGCCTGATTTCTGGCATCTTCCGCTGCCTGCTGGGAAGCTTCTGCGGACGCTTGCGATTTATTCGCTTCCTGTTCTGCCCGATCTGCTTGCGCTTTCGCTTCTTCCATCCATTTGTTGGTCTGTTCAAGAACCTCTTGAAACGCTTTATCAATGATCTCATAATTCTCATTCATGTCATTGATCACTTCATTGAAGTGCAGATTTGTCTTGTTCATGATCTCGTAAAACGAGAGAGACTCATCATAGATGGTCGGAATTGCTAACTGTGTATGATAGTGGATATAGCGAAGTGGGTTTAAATATCTCATAGTTACCTCCTAATAATATACACCGAGGAAGCAATCTTCCAGCTCCTCAATAATCATCACATCAATATTTAAAAGGGTTTCTCTCCACTTTAAAATAAGATCGTTCGGGTTTACACCGTCCCAACCGGTGATTTCACGAATATAATCAGTATTCGTTTTACCCTTGACGTTATGAGTATAGTCCGTATCACGGCTATTTTCATCGGTAAAATGACGATCATAAGTAGAATCAACTTTTGTGTTTGAAGTATCGTTATAGGTTTGATCCGTTGTATTTTCTGAGGTACCGTCATTCGTTGTGTTCTCATTTCCCGAGGTGGAACGAAAATCTGTTGAGGTGGCATATAGATTATTTTCCAGATCGTTCCATGTTAACTGATTCATCGGGGTGTTGGATGCCACATCTTTTACCCTTTCGGAATAAGTTCTGGTACCTTCGTCATGTGTTTTTCCCGTCTGTTTGATATTGGTCTTGGCATCGTCGGTAAAATCAGTTAACGTATTTGCTGTATCAGAAGTTGTCGCAGTGTCATGATAGTCGCTTGTTTCGTTTGATGTCTTGTCTTCGGTACGATCTTCATTTCCGAGATATTTTTCAATATAGTTTCTTGTCCAGAGTTTTTCATATTCTACTTGTGTGGTTTCCCACAGTTGAATATAGTACGGCATGATCTCGCCGAGGGTTTGCTGTAAACGTAGTTTCCAAAATTCAACAGTTTCTTCACCAATTTCCCGGAAGTAATAATGTCGTAAAATCTTTTGACAGAGGGTAGGACGATAGGATTCTTCCCAGATGGGAAAATCATAGAAGATCTTTTCCCATACGGCGGGGATGATGGTATTTACATCCGTGACCCAATTATTTGGGGGTTTGGTATTGTCATTGATTACTTGGTTATACAAATATTCGCAATACCAGCGCACCATAGTTGTTGTGCTACTCACTACTGCTCACCCCCTTGGACTGACGCGCAGTTCTTTGCGTAGAGAAGGTATCGTCTTCTGTGTTATCCTGGTAAGTATTATCGGTATAACCTTGCGTATTTTCTCCCAGAATATCTGCGTAAAGATTGGAACGAAAGTCTACCGATACATTCGTACCAAAAAGTTCATTGAAATGTTCTACTGCTTGCCGACGAGAAACAAGACCTACATTCTGTGCCATTTCGGAATAACCTAACCCAGCGGTTACTTCATTTGATACGAGACGCTCGGTCTTTTCCGATGCTGGGGTAACGATACCAAAGGCAGATAACATTTCTTTCCACGTATTAATCTTTTGAATCTGTAACTTATCCGCAATATACGGGATATTTTGATTCAAAATTTCAATGTTATCAATCGGTGTTCCTTCGGAAGTCATAATAAACGGTTGATAACCAAAGAATTTCTGCATCAGATTCTTATAGGTAAGTTTCTTTTTCTCTGGTGTTTTGACAATCAGTGCGAACTTCTGCAATTCAACGTTAGACAGAATATTCATTTCAATGCTGGTCAATTTCTGCGCAAAGAGATAAGCCGTCGGTTCATCAGGTAACCAGCTCAAGTTATTAAAACACAGAGCACAGTTTTTCATATCTAATTCTTTGTAGGTATAATTTACATTGGTACTATATGCGGTAACCTTTTTCGGCAGATTGTAAAAGTCCATCTCGCCGGTTGTGGTACACTGCAGTGAGAGATATTTTTCCAGAATTTCATCGTAGAAGAAGACACACTTGCCATTGTAAAATAGCAACCATTCGATATATCTTTCATTCATATCGTCCGGAAGATCTCTCCATTCATAACGCGATAAGGCGATATTTCGAATCCGATTGTAATAATCGTGAAATATCGCGTTTTTCATTCGCAGAATGGTTTTATCCGACCATTCTAAAGGCAATCCTCGGTTTTTCAATGTCCTAACACTCCTTCATTATTATTTAGATCATAATTTCCGACGTCGGTGGTATGCCAAAAAGTGATTCCGTTGGTTAAAATCTGCTTAATCATACGCATATCCCCAACAGGCATGTTACCGGTCACCGACGGCTGATCTAACTTCAGGTAATTCCAATATTTTCGAGTGTGCAAGTTTGGGACGCCGGTACTATTGACACGGTATCCAAACTTGGTGAAGTAATCATCAATTTTTACAACATAACCCCAATGCAGTCTTTTATGAATAATCCAAAAATCCATTGTTTCCATGTTGTAATTCACACCGCCGACATTATTTGCACCTTTGCTTTGATCTGGCTGACTTTTGACTACAGACAATCCGCCAATGGTAGAAAATCCTGCTTGCAATGCACTTAATCCAGCTTGCGCGATGGATAATCCTGCTCCAACACCCAAACCCTTTTTACTTCCTGCACCACTTACTACAGATCCAGAAGCAGAGGAAACACCCCCCAGCACAGAACCTAACATACTCAAGGTAATATTCGTATCTTGCTGCGCATAGTAGTTCTCCCATACACCAAAGTTCCAATTGCATTTCGGAAAACCAGAAAGTTTGATTCCGTATTCATAGTTATTATTGCACTTCATATAGTATGAAGGATACATAAAATAGGTAGGATCTGCGCCGAAAGCAAACTTAAATTTAAACTTCATCTTCGTTGCCCCCGGAGTAGGATCGCTTTCTATGATATCCTCATATTTATAATCGTAACTTTGACCGTCGAGCGTGGTAATACTGAAGAAATGATAAGGCCAGCAGAACAGCTTATTGTTTTTCGGCACATAATCATCATCGAGAGTGGAATAGTTGATATCGTATTCTTTTTCATCGACAACCGCGGTACCGGAAATAGCAGTTACCTCATATTTCCCATGATCTGCCGGAGTAACAGTAACCCCTATCCATGGAACCATGGAGATACTGCTAATCGCCCCAGCCTTTCCACCTTCGTTCATACGTTTTAACCAAGCGTTGCAATTTTCTACTCCATTATTTTCAACATCGAAGCCAATATATTTTAATCCTTGATAGGTGTTTTGGATTAATTGACCCTCTTTTACTTCATCTTCATCATCAATATCTTCCGATGTAGTGACCAATATTAAGGAACGATATTCTAAATTATTATCAAACTCCCCCGGGGCAGACCGAGTAACTGGTTCAAATAAACCCGAATTTTCCACCTTGTAATATTCATATCTCTGCATGAAATTCAGATCTTCTTCTATCACATTCCTTGTTATGGTATCATCCGACACATGCATCCGCTCGATAAAGGATTTTTTAATTTCAAAATCGAAAAGCCATGTTTGCATGACATCAATTTCAAAAGTAATTGCCGTACAATTTTCGTTGATATACAAAATATCGGAAATAAAGGCATAAAGCCACTTATTACCAAACCCTCCATTCTGAAAACATAGATAGTTACAATCATAGAAATAATCTGCTACGTCTTCCAGAAAGATTGCCCACGTAGAACTATTCGATGCCAGCCGCTGATACGTTAAACCGCTATAGACCTTTTTCGTTTTCGATGCAAAATAGCTTTCCTGCGCTGATTTTGACGTAAACAGAATGGTATCCGTATAGGTGTTATCTAACGGGATTGATTGACACACGCGAACTGTTGTCGATGGGCCAATTAAAGGACGAATCATTTTTTTTTTACCTCCAATTCAGCGATAGCCTACCAAAGAATGGTAGGCTATCATATAGTAAAAGGAAAGGAGTAGAGTTAAGCATTTTCTATCGTCGAAATGGCAGCCATCTGGCTAACTGGAAAATACTTCGATTTTGCAGTAATACTAATCCTGTTTGGAATCTTTTCATTTGCAGAAACATGAACTCGAACTGACGTGTTAGTTAATACCGTCATAGTTGTTTCCGTAGATTCATTTCCGGTCATTTCCCACTCAAGGGTATCATCTACCGTGCCCGTGGACTTGATCGTCGCATTGATGGTCACATCTTCCGGGAGCTGATTTCTATGAATAGACGATGTCGATGGTGTCAGAGTAATTCCTGTAATCTCATTATCTGGAACGGTAAACAGAATCGCATTTGCAAAACGAGAAACAGAAAATACCGTCCACTTATGAAGGAAGTAGTTCCAGTACAGACCTTCCGGATTGCGCACATCTTCAAACTGAAGGAGTACATCATAAATCTGGAAAAAGCTTTCATCACACAGAAGCAGTTTTGCGCCGGTGAGCTCACCGAAATTATCAATCAGAATTCTTCTTCCCATGAACTCTGCTTTATCCATGTTAAATGCAGAAGCCAGAACTTCGACGTCCATCATTGCGTCAAATTCTGCGTCGATGAAGATAATCTGTGAACTGCGGTCCGTATAGGTCGGAACTCCCATAGCGTTGTACTGCGTGGACATAAAGGTCAGCTTATTGCTGTAACCCTTTACCGTAGAAATGATCGACTTCATGTTTTCTGCAGTAACTGTCGGAATTTCTACCTCATAGAATAAGCCTTTCTTTGCATATTCTACAATCAACTGCTTCATTGTAATAAACTCGTCATATTCCATACCGGAGTACAGACTGGAAATAATATCACTTACCAGATTGTAAACGCCATCTTCCGACAGGAACGCTCTTTCCAGATCTCTTCTCTGAATTGTCGTTTTGAAGAAATTCTGATAGTCCAGCTTATGGAAAATAGATTTTACATCCGGAATTTCCCGCTTCATGAACTCCGTTTCCGCTGTCTGAGGATCGTAGATTTTCGCTTTCGCCAGAGAAGTATACACTTCCTCGATGGTTTCTCCATAATCAAGCATACCTTTTTTCAGCATGGCAAACGGATTCTTGTAAAGTCTTGAAGTAAGAATGACTTTACCGATACGATTTACCAAAGCATCAAGAAACTCATTTGCCAGCCCCGGAAAATTGAGAACCGCAGACCCGTAAGTCTTAATATCTTCCTGCGTTGCTACAGGAACTCTTTCCTGAAAGGAAAGGGATGCGTCATTACGAATCGCATTTAAAATATCTACACCGTTTTTTGCTAATTTCACATTTTTTGGTTTTGTTGCCATTTTTCACACCTCTTAATCTTCTTCCGTCACAAAGACATCATCATAAGTAAGTTCTTCTGCACTATGCGCCGTTTCTCCTTCATCTAATACGGTCGTATCAGAGTCCACCGTAGAATCTCCGTTCATAAAACGTTCTACATAGCGCCTTTTTAAATCATTATAAGAATTTAAGGCATCATCTTTTTCTGCATGAGCGGCAGCTAACGCTTCATCCAAAGTAACAATTTTACCTTCTAATTCTTTGTTGTAATCAGCAATTATTTTTACCGCAGTCAAACCTTCATCAGAATCAACAAATCCCTGACTTACAATGTCTAACGCTTCATATACAGTCATTTCGTTTCACCTCCTAAAGTTTTCGCAAGCTGATAAATGTTATTTGCGTTCGTAAGAGCCATGCGATAGCAAATAACAATCACACGGAGCATATCTTCTGTCAAATTCAAACCTTCTCCTGTACCTTTAATTATATCAGATTTGATCAAATCTTCAATAATTTCTTTTGCGTAATCAGGAATTTCTTCTAATTTCTGGTATCTTTTTTCTGCCATTTCTGTTTCCTCCTTAATTTCTTCGGCTTTATATTTTTCATAATTTCTTCGAACAAATTCCGTATTCCCACGGAATAACTTCACGGTTGTTCGGGTATCTACATGAGTAAACGTCGTATAAGTTCCAACCGTATATTTACTATGATCATAGACATAGGTCTGTACTGCGGCTGGGGGAACTCCGGTTACCTGTATATCTGCGGCTTTTCCAAGTGTATGCTGAGAATTGGATACACCTCCAACTGCCGCATTATGCGACTTCGTGCGATATCCCGAAGTAATGACCACAGGTTTTCCAAAATATTCTCGGATTTGATCCAACAGATCGACTAAATTATCATCGATTAAAACGGTAGGATATCCATCTTTTGACTGAAATTCTCTTACTTTAAAATACTTACCCACTTGATAGTCTAAATTCGTAAAAGTGCTAACCATCCGAACCTCCTGTTAAATGTACATTCGACGCCGATATATTTTGAATGTGCGTAATATGCGCCCAATAGCCAGCTTTAAAATACTGCTGATAATTTCCAAGGATTTCATCACAACGATAAAACTCACTATCGTTAAAATACCACCACCCGTTACAATAAGACGGAAAATAGGTGCCGGTATACGTTTTCCCATTGGGACGCTTAAAGACTACCGTAAATCTGCGGATCGTAACATCAACCGCTCCGGACTCTCCGCCGCCCCCTTCTCCTCCACCGCCGGGGTCAGCTCCATTCTGAAATTCACGCCAGTAACCTTCCGAAGCTCCCGTACTGCTCACGGTATTCGACCCATTATTTTTCCAGATAACACGGGAGCTTCGCGTATCCACATGGGTAAAAGTACCGTAAACACCGATTCCCCCGGTCGAAAAGGTTTCTTCCACGTAGTTTGCTACGGCTAAGGGCGGTACACCTCGAAGCTGAATATCAGCGGCTGTCCCCTTGGTATGCTGACTGGATGCCGCACCGCCTACCGCGGCATTATACGATGGGGTACGATACCCGGACGTTATGGTAATTCCCGACCCGAAAACGCCGCGAATCCGCTCCAATCGTTCGACAAGAGCATCGTCGATCAACACGGTATCCGATCCATCATTACACGCAAACTCACGAACTTTAAAATGTTCCGATACGTTAGTGTTCGAGTCGGTTCGCATACTATACCTTTGTATCGCCATTGTTTACCGCCTTTTTAATTTCTTCCACCATCACCTTAATCTGTGTTAACATTTCATTCATGTGCTCATCTGACTTTGTCATCTGATAATAAAAAAGTAGACACATCACGATCGGAAATCCTACCGTTGAAATATAAGACATAATCTGTTCCATTCAACCCTCCTTTAACGGATCATATTTAAAATCTCCAAACCAATCCGCTTGACGCGCTGGTTTTCAAAATATAGAAATCCCTGCTCATATCCCTGGATCATCAGATTCAGCCACGCAATTTTTCTTCCTCGATTTGCAAAATAGGTATTTTCGGTATGGTCTTCTCTGGTTAATGCATAGGTTACACGTGACTTGTCGAAAGTAGAATCCATATACAGGTAACCATTTCTGCGATCAAACCAAAGCCCATACTCATTATCCAGATACACAAGATTGCATACGCTCTTGACATCTCCGGTTTTCTTTTTAATAAAGTCCTTAGTATCTTCAACATATTCGTTATCTATTGCATATTGTCCGAACTTAGATCCCTCGATCAACTGCCCAAACCGAGTTGATTTTTTCTTATCTCGATAATCTTGCGATAAGGTATGTTCCAAGTAAATTAATCCATTATCCGTTAGTTTCCAACGCTTTTTCCCGTAAGGCTGGGATAAGTTAAAATAATCATAATAAACATTGGAAACATTAATACTATTTGATAGAAAATATACCGGAACATCATTCATTCGAGATATCGTTTCGTAAAGGTCTAAAAATAACCGAATCTCATTTTTTAAGTATTTCTTGCTCTGAAATTCATCAAAACATATGGAAGTAACTCCAGCGTAAGATACGGACTTATCTTTCCCTCCGGTATTTAAATCCACTCCATAGCCCATAAGATTCCATCCACCTTTTTCTACTTCACGTCCACGCTCATAGAAAAAAGTTCCGCTTTTCCCCGTCGTTACTTTGAATTCTTTCTCCGGATATAAATGCTCTATATCTTTAAAAAAAGACTTTGCCGCCTTTACTAATTCCGTTTCAAATCTTCGTAAATAAACAAAATTTTCATCTTTTTCAAAATAATTTTTACAAGCAATCTGCGTTTTAAAACCGTAAGTCTTTCCGTTTCCTCGCTCTCCGGTAATAAAATTAAATAACGCTTTCTTTTCTAAACAATTTTCATAACTATAATACATTCTTTCGCCCCTTTTTAAGAATGTACAGGCGCAGAATAACACTATTCCCATAGCCATGGATGTCCGGGCGGGGCTTAATCCGTGGATTCCCTTCATCATTATTTCCGCTAACCTGTACATAATTATTATATCAAAAAATGTGTGTATAGTCTATTTTAAATTAAAAGTAGTTTCAATTAATACAGCCCCGCCTTCCGTTTGCGTAAGCATTAATTTTCCTGTGTAAATCTGACCTGTTTTAAAATTATCATACGTAACTTGTTCATAGCATTTTGCTGGTAGACCTGCACAGGTGATTAATAACTCACCATCTTTTTCTCCAATGTATCGTTTCGCTCTGATATATCTTGCTCGATCAAATTCTTTTTCAATTTTAAAATATCCTAATTTTTCATTGTCCAAAGGGATATTGTCTGATTTTTCTTTTAAATGTAATGAATCTGTGTCGCAGTAAATAAAGCTATCGTAATTTTTCTGTGCATAAGATATGATATATTTTCTTGCATACGCGGTGACAAATAATCCAACAGGCAAATAATATTCTGGACGAAATTCTGGTGCCATTGTTTGGAATCGTAAAATATTATTTTCTAAGTAAGGAATTTTTTGTGATTTTAACGGATTCGTCGCAAATTTACCATATGTCGAATTTTGCATCTGTTTTGAAATAAAACGTAACCCATTATTCCCTTCTCTTCCTGCCTTTTCTTTTACTGCCGCCCATTTTTGGATGAACTCAGTGAAGAGATTCTCTGTGCCACGAAAATAGTAAACCTTATGCACTTTAAAATACGCAACTTCATAATGTTCTAAAAACATTTCATAGTCAACCGAAGTTAAGGTTAAATTCACAATTTCACTTTTACTATTTTCCAGATACTCTCTTCCATTAAATAATTGCGAATTTTTAATCTGTATCGTAGGTAATTTACCCTCTTTCAACCAAAATTCACATTCAAAGACAATAATAAAAAGACTATATCCGGCGTTCTCTTCCAGATCATGGGTGATGATCGGCGCTCCGAATGGAAATATATTTTCTGACATGACATAAGGGTAAAGAGAATTTACGTCGTAAACAACTACATTCTCAAATTCTTTTCCCTCATATCCTTTTTTTAAATAAGTCCATCCACCGCGATAGGCATGTCGTAACTCTTTATCAATAGATAATGCTAAATTTTCTTGCTTTGATAAGTTTAAATTCGTTAGATATGGTTCATCATTTTGCAAAATTGGAAAGATTCTTTCAAATTTTCGTTTTCCTATCGTTTCTTTCAAGTCATTCATCGCCGCAGAAGATAACGTTAGTCGGTTAATGTTATTCTCAAACATTTGATTTAACGAATCTCTTAAAATAATGACATCATTTTTTAAGTACTCAAAATCTTGCTGAGATAACGATCCTCCAATCTCTCTGTCTTCATCGTAATCAATTTCTAATTTCTCAATTCCCAAATTAAATGTCTTTGGCATTTTACTAATAGGCATCGGTATCAACTTCAACGAATCAACAAAAGTAACTTTAAAAATCTTCATTACTCTTTTCTGGGTCGTATAGTAAAAATTGCATTCAATTTTATACCATTGATTGCGGTCGGTAATTAATGTCCTAAACTCACATGCTTCTTCTAACTTGTCTTGCTTATGTGTCCATCCGTTTTGTAATAAATAATTTACAATAAAACTTCCGTCAAATTTGAGATTGTGAAAATAGATTTTGCTTCGTTTCTTTAGTTTATAACAAAATTCAATAAAAGATTGAATATTTGTTCCGCATTCAAAGGATGACATACAATCTAAATTACTAATTCCCCATGCCCAAACTTCCGTTTTTTCTGGATCCGTTGTTGTTTCAAAATCTGCCGCAAAAATCTCCGTCTTAGACATAGGATTTTACTTGCTCAATTCCCCATAATAATTCTTGAATTTTCTGCTCTGCGGAAATTGGCATGTAAATTATAAATTCGATTGTAAACACATCTCGATAATCTTCAGTTAACGCTAATTGGTAAAATTCTTCCGGACTAATATCCCCCAGAGCTTCCTCTACTACCTCTCGAATTTCTGGTCCTAATTCGTCTTCTATTCCGTTTAAATAGTTTTGATAATAAGTGTCAATATTTCTTTCTTTTGATAAGTCAATCATTAGACTGCGTTTAAATCTTGCCCATTGATTTGGATCATTAAATCGCTCTTCATCAAAAGCTACAGGTCTTTGCAAAGCCTGTTCTTGTGATGATGTCCAGCCAGACCTTCCTTCTACAAATCTACCATATTTTTCTGCTCTTTTTCTTCTCTTTTCGTTTCTTCTCTGGTTTAATCTCGCCGTCTCTGATATGGCATAAGTAGACGTTAAAACGTCTTTTACTCTCACAATCTCAAGATTCTTCGGAGACGGGATTTTCTTCATCTGCTTTACTTCGGAACGTAATGCTTTCATGTTTGGATAGTTCTTCATTAGCTCATCCACCGAACGACGTGGTGGTGCATAGCTCTTGCCGAACTTTTTTTCAATCCTTGTAACCGCAGCGTTATAACTTCTTACCGCAGAAGCGGCGAATTGTCGCCGCTTGCGGTAAGCCTGTGTTTGTTTTGGCTTCTTTGCCATATTTTAACTCCTATACTAAATTAAATGTGGCATATTTTTTCATTCCTGTTCCTTCCTGACGAATTTCAATGGTAATCGGTTTGTTTAAAATAACTTCCTCCCCAAAGATCAACTGATAATTTCTTACAGCCCCAGCAAACCCTCTGGATAACGCAGAATAAGATTTACCTGCTGTGTCAATGATAATTGTTCTTGGCAATACTTCAATTTCCCCTGTCTGCTGTGATTTCATCTCTACTGGATAAACTAACCAAGCCTGCACTTCAATCTGCTGACCGTAGCAGTCTGAAATTTTGTAATCCGGATTGTTCAAAGCATTGAAAACATTCATTTTCAATTCTTCAGGTAAGGTCTGCACTGTTTTCTGTACGCTTAATTCGTTCATTTTGTTTCCTCCTATTGTTAAAAAGAAAAGATTATATATTCAATAAAGAATCTCTCAATTCTTTAATGACACGATTTAAATCTAAAATATCAATTCGCTCTAATTTATCGGTAATATCTATCCAATCAAGTACTGTTTGTTCATCTTCAGATTCTTGTAAGTCTAAACAGACATCGTCGGTAAATAGATTATACCATAAAGTATATGGTTGGTTTCTATATATTCTATCACGTATTTCAAATAATGCTTCAATTTTTCTCATAGATTCTGCAACACCTCACTGTACATGTTCATTGTGTGTAAATAGACAAATAAGTTATAACCAAAATATAATACTCCAAGAGCTATGATTGCAATGCCTATCCAAAAATATTGTTTTTTCATTTTATTTTTATCCTTTCCTGTAATAATTTAGAAGAAAATTATAATAAACTCAAGCAGTAACATTACAATTCCTATCCAAAAATATTGTCGGTTATTTTTTCCTATATTCATAATATTCTGTCTCATCCATTAGAACGTATTCATTTTCAACTTTTACGATCTTTTTTCTTTCACTATTCGCTTTCTTTGCAAAGTATCTGGAAATATACCTTCCTGTTTCTGGATTAATTCCTTTTTTCTCATATTCTGTTTGATGTGGTTTTCGATGTCTCTTTCGATATTCAATATCTGCAATTGCTGTACTGACTTTGTAATATCGGCGATGATAAACATAACCCTCAGGATTTTCAATGCAATTCCCATTGATGGTTAAATGCAAACGCCAACCATCTTTATCTTCATAAATTCGATCTTCCCATGATTTTGCAATACATTCAAAGTTTTCTTTTTCATTTTCAGGAATTTCAAAGAAAAGATAGTTATTTTTTAAATAAAGTAGAATATATTCTTCTGCTTCTTCTTTTGCCGGAAAATCCCCAAAAATTCTATTAAATTGTGTTTTAATATAATATTTACATTCAATCGGTATGATCAGAAATCCATACATTTCGTACCAATGTTTTGGAGCTAAATCATGTCTTTTTTCCAAATAATGTAAGTCCTTCAGTTCAATGTCTAAAGCTTCTTTAAAGTCTATGTACATTCGTTTCCTCCTTAATTAATCTCAAATTCTTCAGCAAAAGTTTGATAGTGAAGATATACATAGCGGCCCATGAAATCCTCATCACTGCAAGGTGCGAGTTCCCATGCGACACGTTCGCGAAGTTCATCATCCATATAGTGTTCAAAAGTGCTAAATTCTTCAACCTGACCAGTTCTCTTGTTAACTACTAACATGTTATTTCCTCCTATCCAATTACCATTGCGGTTATGATTGTTTTAATTTCTTGATTAGATAATTTGTAAAGCTTTAATAATGCAATTGCATTGTTGATGCTTGAACACATCATTAATGCTTTGTCCTGATTTGGTATAAGTTGCTTAATTGCTTTTGCTGTTTCCTTTGTCATCTTTTGATCTCCTTTCCTTTTGTAATTATATTATAGCACAGGTTTTAAAATTATCAATAGGTTTTACTGATGTATTATGTATACATGATGTGCTTTAGTACTTTACTGTGATGAAGTATTTGATTAGGTAAGTACTTTAGCGCTTTAGTGTAGTAAAGTCTTGAATTAGTGAAATACTTTAGCGCTTTAGTGTGATAAAGTACTTGATTAGGTAAGTACTTTAGCGCTTTAGTGTAGTAAAGTCTTGAATTAGTGAAA